AGTACTTAACCACTTACAAAATAACCCTGATGGGTTCACCTCTTGGGAAGCAATCAGTCAATATGGTATTACCCGTTTAGCTGCTTATATTGGTTTCTTGAGGAATGATGGATATGGTATTAACTCGGTAACAGAAACCCGTAACGGCAAGGCAATTGCCAGATACTTCTTGGTTACAGGTGAACAGGAGAATGATGATGGCTAAACTGTATGACTTAGAGCTAATGATACTGGACTGTTGGCGTGTATGTAACGATCTTGAGACAGTGTTCAAACAGATCGGTGACGGTGAACGTAAGCCTACACATGATGAAATGATGAACACCTTGATGGGTATGCAGCAGCTATACGAGTGGAAGTTTGAGCAGTTGTTCTTTAAGTATGAGGATTTGTGTCGTGATAAACAGTGAGTGGCGAAAGTTGATAGCAGAACAAGAGAACTTTAAGGAGAACGTAATGGCAGAACATACAGCAGACATCGTGAATGAACCTAAGCACTACGCCCGATGGAAAATAGAACCTATCACATACATCATGCAGAACGGCTTTGAGTTCTGGCGTGGGAATATCATCAAGTATGCCAGTCGTGCAGGATACAAGCCCTACGAGGGTATGAGTAAGGCTCAGTGCGAGATCACAGACCTTGAGAAGGTCATCCGCTATGCACAGATGCGTATCAATCAACTTGAGGGAAAGGATAAGTTATGAGCGATAGTAACATAAGCATCAAGGAGGTTGTTAAAATGTGCCACAGGCTTGCTCATAAGTATAAGGCAGGTCACTCACACTTTGATGACTTGGTTAGTGAGGGTGTCTTAGAGTGCTTAGAGGTTATAAAAAAGTTGGAGAGTGAAGGTGAGCAAGCCTCTGACCACTGGGGCACTTTATATAGGCGAGCTAACAGCAGGATGCACGACTACCTTAACCTAGACTTATTTCCAGTACAGATACCTACGTCCACTGTTTCGAGAACTTTAGTCAGGGGGCTAGACATTGAATCGCTAGGGGACCAACACACTTGGAGTGATAAGGGTATAGATCACCTTAGAAACACGTTAAAGGCCGAGATGGTAAGTCTAGAAGCTGGTCACATGGTCGGGAACTCTTACGAGGGAGAGTACGAACAAAAGGACTTTAATGATAAATTTAAGTTGGTTCTAAATGAAAACTTAAACGATGCAGAGAGCCTGTATATACACATGAGGTTTGTGGAGGATATGACGATGGAAGAGATTGCTGATTTTATGCAGGTTAATAAGTCAGCTATCTCCAAGAGGGAAAAGAAACTTTTAGATAAGCTGAGAGACCTTGTTCCATTATAGCAACACTTCAGAAAAGTTTGATTTGGTGTGGAAACAAGATGGGTTTAAGGTATGTATATATATATGTACCCCTTTTGTTAAGCCCTCCGTTAAGGTAGACCAGTAAAGAAAGAGACTCTAGTATGATTAAAGAGAAGCACGAGAGCATACAAAAGTTACCTTGTCCCTATACTGACTGTGGTAGTAGTGATGCGTTTTCTTACAACACGAAAGGGTTTGGCTTCTGCTTTTCTTGCAGGTCAAACTACCCATCCAATAGCCCCAAGTTTGATTGGGTTGCCAAGAAGTACCCCCCACTGGGGACAGTTAATAGAGAGGACGATGATTTGTTTGATGCAGAGCCTAGCCCGGTCAGGGAGGTTATCAGGAAGAATGGTGACGGGGAATACCTTCCAATGCGAGGTCTTTCAGAGCGCACTATGGAGACTTATAACGTAAAGACCTACAACAAGGGAGCTAAACAGGAGTATGTGTACCCCTCCGGTGGAATTAAAACTCGTGACCTAAAGGACAAGGACTTCTATGTGTCAAAGGGCTTCAAAACCGATGAGTTATTCGGCATGAATTTCTTCACCGCTGGTTGCTCTAAGACTTTGACTATCACGGAGGGTGAGCTTGATGCGTTATCGGCTTATCAGATGTTAAACAACCGGGATGGTTACATATCCCCTGTTGTGTCCTTGCCCTCAGCAACCCCAAGCAAGTCGTTATGGGAGGTCTGCAAGCCTTACTTGGACTCCTTCGACCGCTTGGTTCTATCCGTTGATAACGATAAGGCTGGAAATGAGATTGCTGATAAGATTTGTAAGATGTTTCCATCCAAGGTCTTTCGGGTATCTCACAACAAGTTTAAGGATGCTAACGACTTCCTAGTTGGCGGTGCGTCTAAAGAGTTTGTCAACGCTTGGTTCAATGCCTCAAAGTACGTCCCGGATAACGTACTAAACACAACTGAGCAGTTTCTTGACCTATTCGAGAACTCGCCCTCTCACAACTATGTTCCAACCGGGATTAAAGCTCTTGATGAGAAAATACTTGGTTTGATGCAGGGACATTTCACTGTTATTAAGGCCCCGACAGGCATAGGCAAAACTGAGGTTATGCGTCTGTTGGAGTATAACATGCTAAAGCAAGGTATCCCTATTGCCACTTGGCACTTAGAGGAGACTAAGTTACGCAGCTTGTTGGGCCTAGTGTCTTATGAGGCTGACCTAAACCTTACACGGCGTGACCTCATTGAAGAAGAGGGGGCTACAGAGCTTGTTAAAGAGACTATCACCAGTCTTACAGAAAACGGCCTACTGTATCAATTCTTCCTGCAAGATGGTCAAGGGGTCAACGAGTTGTGCGATCAGATACGTTACTTTAGTCAGGCTTGTGAATGTAAGTACATATTCTTTGAGCCTATCCAAGACGTAGTTGTGGGAAGTTCTGACGATAGCAAGGAGAGTATGTTGGCTGACCTTTCAATTCGGCTATCGAAGTTAGCTGCCGAACTTGATGTTGGTATTGTCACCATTGCTCATACTAACGAAGAGGGAGACCCCAAGTATTGCAGAATGATTGCACAAAGGGCCAGCGTTTTGATTGACCTATCTCGTGATAAGGAAGCTGATACCTTGATTGACAGAAACACTACTTCTATTGTAGTTCAGAAGAATCGTCCTGCATCTGTCGAGGGTGTCGCTGGTAAACTCCGCTTTAGTACGGACACGTTTAAACTAAGAGAGGTGAATGAGTGAACAGAGTATTCGATATTGAAACAGATGGCTTAAACAGCACAAAGATACACGTCTTGTCTTGGTCCGACGACTTGGGTGAAACAGTTAATTCCACACACGATTACGACGAGATGCGTGAGTTCTTTATGGGGGATGACACTCTCATTGGACATAACATTGTCAGATTTGACGTACCAGCGGTGGAAAGTGTCTTGGGCATTAAGGTTAAGGCCCGGTTGATAGACACCCTTGCTGTCGCTTGGTACATAGACCACCATCGTACACGTCACAACCTAGACCTTTATGGGGAAGAGTACGGTGTACCTAAGCCAAAGATTACAGATTGGGAAAACCTCTCTGCTGAGGACTATAAACACCGTTGCCAAGAGGACGTTAAGATTAACTCTAAGTTATGGAAAGACCTCAGCCGTAAGCTAGGTAAGTTGTATAAAGATCAGCCAGAGGACAAAGAGCGACTGTTGGACTACCTCACGTTTAAGATGGACTGTGCGGCAGAGCAAGAGGGGCTACAGTGGAAATTAGACGTAGCAAAAGCTGAGGGGTACTTAGCCGAGTGGGAGGAGCTTAAAGCTGATAAGATTAACCAACTAGCGGATGCTATGCCAGAGGTTGTAAAGTACAAAGAAGCCATCAAGCCGTCTGAGGATAAGATGTGGAAGAAGAACGGAGATATGTCTGTTGCTGGAGAAAACTGGCTTGACCTCTGTGCTGAATACAAGGTTCCTACCACCACAGTTAGTTTGCGTGTTGTCCACAAACGGGAGAGGGCTAATCCTAATTCTTCACCACAGGTAAAAGCGTGGTTGGGAAGCCTTGGGTGGGAACCCACTTCCTTTAAGTTTGTTAAGGGTACAAACAACAGCCCTGATAGGAGTGTCGAGCAAGTGACTGTCAATGGAGAACTTTGCCCGTCAGTCTTAAAGTTGGTTAACAAAGACCCTGCTGTGGCTATCTTAGACGGTCTATCCGTATTGTCACACAGGCTTGGTATTATTAAGGGGATGCTAAATGCTCAACGAGATGGTTATGTTCAAGCTAGTATTGCTGGCTTCACTAACACTATGCGGTTTCGACACGCCAAGCCATTGGTAAACTTACCGGGTGTGGAAAAACCTTATGGTGCTGAAATCAGAGGGTGTCTTATCTGTCCAGACGATTATGTCTTGTGTGGAGCAGATATGACTTCCTTGGAGGACACTACAAAACGACACTACATGCAACCGCATGACCCAGAGTACGTTGAGGAGATGAGTAAAGAGGGCTTTGACCCCCACTTAGACTTGGCAAAGTTCGCAGGTGTTATAACACAAGAGGACATAGACTTGCACAACTCTGGGGAGCGCAGCCTCAAAGCACTTCGTAAAAACTACAAAGTGGTTAACTACAGTGCCACCTATGGTATAGGGGCGTCTAAACTAGCTCGTGAGACAGGCATGAAGCTGACTGAGGCCAAGGAGTTGTTAGATGCCTTCTGGGAACGTAACAAGGCAGTCACTCAGGTTGCAGAGGACACAAAGACACAGGAGTGCATCGACAGCCTTTGGTTATGGAACCCCGTTTCCAGGTTCTGGTACGCTCTTCGTAACGAGAAGGATAAGTTCTCCACGTTGAACCAAGGTACTGGGGTTTTCTGTTTTGACACTTGGGTTTCTGAGTGCAGAAAAGGTGGGGTAAAAGTTATTGGGCAATTTCACGATGAGGTCATTGCCCTAGTAATGAGAGGGGAGGAAAAACTTGTAGAAACTACGATGAAAATGTCTATGGACCTACTAACCAAGAATTTACAACTAAACGTACCTTTGGGTACTGATGTGCAGTTCGGTAAAAGTTACGCCGATATTCACTAAGTTGTAATTAAATGTCTGAATCTTGGAAACTTTTC